AAACCGGAGTAGGGGCAACTCTACCGGGGGTTCAAATCCCCCTCTCTCCGCCACTATTCAACTAGTTATGTTAAACGTTGTCTGTGATTCGGCTCAACTTGAGAAAATTTTGAGAGAAAAAAACTAGCTAATATCATCCCTTAACATTATCTTGATTGAGTCGTCGTAAACGGAACTACTGGACTTGAGCATGAATTCATCTAGCGCATTTGCTACGCCTGTTGTTGCCAACAATAGTCAACAAGTATTATCTGATTTGATTACTGCGCTTGAGCAGACCAATCTATATTCATTTATTTCTCAGATAGCAACTGTGTATGGATTTCCACCTGTTAAAGGTGGAATGGATGCGGTTTTGAAGGCAATCGAGGCATCTATACAGAATCCAACAGCTGCATTTCCTAATGCTACATTAAATTCACTTGAGAAAATGATCGATAGAATAATAATTTCTGGTAGTAACTATTATTCTATTGACGAAACACAAGACCCAAATTTCCAAAGTGTGATCCAACATGTTTTTAGTACAAGTGTAACTGATTCAAGGTATGAAAATTCTTATCCAAGAAAGTTATATGATGGGAATTCACTTGGGAACAATGTCAAAGGTCTTTATCTGACTAAATTAATTGATACTGGCGATGGCTTTGCTTTTATTTTCTCATATGTTTATAGTGTTAAGATTAAGGGAAGTCGCGGTTTAGGACTATCGTATACCCCACAGCAACAATTTATAACAGTATTTGTTCCCCATAATAAAAATAGGATCGAGTATCGTCTTCCAAAAAATTTAGGGAAACGGGAGACAGCAAAAGCGCTTGCATCGGTGCGTAATAAATTTTTTGATATGCTCATCAGTACTAATAATACTATTCATTTCAAACAATTGAATTTTTATAATGTGATCAATAGCATTATTACTGATAGATCGTTCGGGAAAGCAGTTCAGATAATTTATGTTGGTTCTAATACAGGTTGTGATGCTAATGTCATTGGCCGCAAAGATCCGACATATGAAGCTCGAGATGTCGAGATTACTAATAAGAAAAGAAATGATATTTATACACCACGTGCTGTAGCCGTAAGATTTTACAGAAATAATGGTGACTTTACAGAATTGGGTCTAGATCCAAATAAGAAATCTTGGTTGGATGATAATTTTTGTGGCGAATTTTATGTTGATTTTCCTGAAGATACAATCTCATTAAATGGTTTAATTGAAAATGTCATCTCACGAAAATGATAGAATCAAGGTCATAATGATGCTTTTGTCTGAACAAAGGATATTATTGGATGAAATGAAAGATATCTTTCCTGAAGAAGATATCTTTCTATTCAATAATGTTTTGGATTTCATTCAAAATAATTATGATAAAAATTATTACCCGATTAATGTATTAAGGCAAGCGGCAGGCTGTGAATCGGACTCGGATTTGCTAAAGTTAGTCCGTTATTTTTGTGGTGCACATTCTAAATTATTTAATATAACTTATTGCTATTATGATTTTGATGGTGAAGAAATCCCTATTTCAGCAGAATGCTACTATAATGCTCTGATTAGTGATATTTCTCCGATCAGTTTATTGTCTGGGCGCGAAATAGATGATTTCGATGTTAATAACATTTCTTTTTACTGTATATTAAATGTCAAATAATTTTCTTCAAAATATAACACCTGCCGAATTAGCCGCGCTGGTAAACTTGAAGCCATTCGATGAGGATGTGTTTGTACAAAGTCTATATGCCGATATAAATAATGCAATTAAGCATATTGAGAAGACTGCGGATAAATATTATTCAGATGATGAAGATAAGATCACTAATTTACTGGTTTTATTTCTCAAAGGTGTTGGGTACAACGCATCTGAACAAACAAAATCTAATGGTTCCGTCGATATTACAGTTCAGGATCGTGATCAGAGCTTTACTTGGCTCGCTGAAGCAAAAAGAGGGAATTCGTATAATGGTGTCTTTGAAGGCATGTTACAGTTAGTAACAAGATATATTTCTGATGAGAAACATGCAGGTTTCTTTATTTACCATCAGAAACTTGATTCATTAAGTTACTTTAAAAATTGGTTCAGCTACCTTAGCTCTGGTGATTTTGAAAAATATAAGGCTATTTCTGATAGGCTTGATGAGTGCCGATATCATTTTAAAAAGAGCCCCATAGCAAATGCGTTTACCGGTGATGAATGTTATTTTGACTACAATATAGTTTCAAAAAAGGGAAAAGAAGTAAAGGTTAGAAATTTTATTTTAAGTTTGCACTATAACCCTGCTGATAAAAGTGGACGAGAGAATAAATCCTTGAAGGTCGGACAAGCGAAAATTTATGTCAATGAAGTGTGTGACAAGTGGTTTCGTGAGCAAGAACCTCCTGAAGATATTGATAAATTCATGAATTCACTACAATTAGTATTCCCTGAACTATTTGAATAAGTGCGCTAACGCGCACTTAGAGTCTAATTTTTATTTAATGTTGGTGTGATGCGTATTTTTCTATCATAAACCATGACTTGTGATTCAGTTTTGTGCCCACTAAATAGCTGCTTTTCTTTTGATGATCCTTCATAGTCAGAAATTCCTTTAGCTTTCAGATCATGAAATGTACAATCCAGAGGTCTTCCAAGATAGTTGGCTGCCGCTGTTCTTGCTTTTCGCCATGCCTCATTAAACCCCTTGTAAGAGTAACGCTCTCCATACATGGTTTTAATTACTGACCCTGTTTCCCCCCACGATCTGCAAATATCAACTGCCGCGCGCAGGCGATCAGTCCACGCCTTGATCTGCTTAACTCCCGTCTTGCCCTGCTGAATAAAAATTCCTTTATCCATTATCTGCGGCCAGTCCATTTTCAAGACATCGGATACCCTCGCTGCACATAAATAAGCTATTTCCATTGCGGCTTTAACTGGCTCACTGGCGTGTTCATAAATCGCCATGTATTCCTCATCTGTGATGTAGCGATCACGCTTTGGTTTAGGGAATTTATCTACTCCAACGCAAGGATTTCCAGGAACATATCCTCGTTGGTATCCCCAACGAAATACCCGAGACATTGAACTGTGCTCATGGTTAGCTTGGACACGACTTTTCTTTCCTCTGGCATCCATATACCGCCTTACATGTTCTGGTCTAATAGTCTTTGCTTCCGCTTCGCCAAAAACAGCAAGGAGATATTTTTCGTGGGCTAGATAATCCTTTTGAGTTCGTGGTGCCAAATCTGCATAATCGGCACTATTGAGAAATTTCTTCCAAAGCTGGGCAAAAGTTATTCGTCTTTTTCTCCCCTCTACAATTTTTTCAAAAGCAACCCAGACATCTGCTTTTGTTGCATTGGCTGATGCAATTTTTTCTGTTGTTCCCCCTGGTTTCCAGTAGTAGCCAGAAGGGCGGAAATATACCCCCTTCGGCATCCATTCATTACCAGGTGCTCGTTTTCGACCCATAATTTCACTCTATAGCATCAAAGTTCATACCCGGAGTGGGCGAGAAACCTGCTGGTGGAGCCAAACGATGAATGGGATGATTTATATGAAACCAGGTCGTTTTTACAGAACCGTCCCTGCGTTCAATAAAAAAAATGCCATTCTGCGTTAAGACTTCTTTCTGTAGTGACTTTTGGGAAGACCCTGTCGCCTCTATCAGTTCTTCATCAGTCAGGAAGCGGTTGCTCATGAGTCTTTTCTCCACTTAGCCCGCTGCACACGGGCAGTAATATCAAATTCCAGTCCTGATAATTAATTTTGTTCCCTGGTTGCTACCTGTTTTATTGACCTGATGCTGTCCAGTAGCAGACGGCGACGCATGTTAGGTGCCCCCCAACGGTAACCAGTCTTTTTGTCGTAGGATTCACAACGTCCGGCAACCCAGGACGTTTCAGTGGAATGTAATTTCATCCGCTTTTCACCGTCTCGGGTGATAACAATTCCTGTATGTTTTTTTATCACGCTCATTTCTTAGTCTCTGGTGCTTTCGGCATTACTGCCCAGTGAGTGATATTGACGTTTTCAAGGTCCCCGACCTGAAATGTCCACTGCCATTCTCCGGTTTCTTTTTGTCCCCAGGTGTACCAGAGAGAACGCCAGCCAATCAGCCAGCCTTCTCCGTTAGCATCAAATAACAGAACACTTTCATTTGCTGGTGGCAGTTCAGCTGACACTGGTATTATTTTGCTTTCCAGTGCCGCACATTTAGCTTCAAGCGCGTCGAATTTACGTACTAGGTACTCAGCATTTGTTTCGTTCACTTTCAGATCTCGCGGTACACATTTCCCGCGAAGAAACCCTTCCATTTCGAAAACATTCATGCGCATTTGCGTAACTCCGATAACTCGTTAAAACGTTCCATAAACATCCCGTAGGCATGGCCCGGTGCCTGTGGAATCACTTTGAACATCTCTGTTGCCGGGATACCTTCCAGTACAGGCCAGAAAGAGCCATCATCAAGCCCGAGATCGCGGCGTTCGGTTGCCAGCATAATGAGATCGGCATATTTCACTGGCGTGCTCATAACAGGAGGTAACCCGTATTTCTCACGGATTACGGCGTCTATTTTTTCTTCCATCCGTTTATAGTCAGGAAGAAGGCGTTTCAGTGGAGCCGGGATGTCCTGGCAATACGCTTCTGTTGCATCATGCATTAACGCTTCAAAAGCAAATTCCTGCGGTACCAGCTGGCTGCAAAGCACCGCATGTTGGGCGACGCTGTAGAAGTGTGAAAGATGTCCTGCAAAGCGACAGATATTTGAAAGGGAAACCGCGATATCGTTAATAACGATGTCGTCTTTATTTATCCTGTCATAATAAAAATGCTTCCCGGAAAAAGTTTTAATAAATGACATTTTGTTCTCCACGTATATGCGCTGCACCGCGCTGAATTCTGGTAAAAGGAAGCCCTCACCATCCGGCGATTATTGAGTAAATTATGTTTCCATAAATGCCCCCGCAGGGGCATTTGCAGTAATGAAATCAGGCGGTGAAAGTCCCAATAAAGGTTTCTACTTTGCTGTCCTTGAATTTCTCAACAAGCAGATCACGAAATTCGTTAGCCATATCTTCCTGCACCGCTTCCAGCTGAATAATGCGCAGAACCAGTACCGGACGATCGCCAGTGATAATGCTGAGGCGTAATTTAAACGGACGTTCTTTCAGACCTTCAAACGGAACGCATTTAAACTCAAATGCCACTGGCATAATGTCTTTGGTCTTCGCTTCGACAGACTCCATCAGGGAGCGTTTGCCGCTGAAGTCATTATCTTCAAAATCAGCGGTCTGGTTTGCTTCAATCGTGATTTTACGGATTGCCGCAGCCGCTTTTGTTGCCTGAATGGCGTCACCATTAGCATCAAAGCCCACAAGGTAGTCGGCCCAGTCTTCAATCCATTCTGCCAGTGATTTCTGGGAGTTACGCTCGCCGTTAACAGACAACAGGGCAGAGAACGGTGCTGTCTTTTTCAGTTTGAGAGTGGCGGTGTTATCTGCGTGACCTGGTTCATCAATAGTACCCAGGTTAAGCACACTGACGGCACGCATATTATCGGCATCGATAAAGCAGCGGGTGCCTTCATCTGCAAGATCTTTAGAATAACGGGTAAAGTCATCGATGCTGGCAGTGGAAAGCGCACCACGGAAACGGAAGCGATTTAAATTAAATTTTTCCAGATCATGAATGTGGAAATTCTCAGGCAATGCTACAGCATCGGCACCAATCTTACTGATAATTTCATTAACACCCTGAGCAGAAATAAGGGCATGGATTTGATTAATTGCGGTTGCGTCTAAGTTCTGAGACATAATAAGTCCTTACTATATAAAGATATTCAGTGATGAGATAAATAATCAGTTAATTAAGAACGATATTAATGACCTGCTGCGCGGAGTTTTCCGTCAGGTTCACCGGCAAGAGTCAGTAATTGTCCCTGGTCTTCCTGCAGAATAGTCAGGCGACCACCGCGATTGACATACATCGGCGTTTCGGTGGTGTCTTCTTCGGAAATTTTCCCGCGGTTAGTCGGGCGAACATATGAGAGTTTGTGTTTGATTTTCACACGGTTCTCATCAAATGGTTCGATTTCCAGGTTGAGTGAGACCTTACCTTTGGTTTTCGTGTTCATCACACCGGAAGCGACTTCACTGAGAACTGCGCCGATTTTGGTTTCAAATACGCCGCCGTCCAGCTCCCCGATAAATGCCTGCACATCAGTACTGCGTTCGCTAGCCATTTTGCTGCTCCTCATCATATCGACCCTGCAAGGCCGATTAGTTTCTCCACAAAACAGAGAAGAACACCTGCGGTGGCAGCCGCCCGGATGGATTGGGTTATGAGCCCGTCGTCCGGTGATGCTCTTCTCTGTTTTGTAAAAAGAGCGGTACCAGCCGGAAGCAAGTGTACAAACTGGTACCGCCAAAGCAGTGGCTGTTGTGGTGCCGGGTGCCTCCCGGTGCCTGGCGAAGGTTGCACACCAGGCGGGTGGGTATCCACAGAAGGTCGACTGTCAGCCTCAACCTTAACCCGCGTGCGCTGAGCCGCATTCACCACAACGCTAAGGATTCTCTCTGGTTGAAAATACTTAGCTGTTATGTGCCTGTCTTTTCACCACTTCAGGCTCGGTGGTATCCTTTTAAGCCCGTATACATAAAAGGAAAATCAAATGACTTTTGATGAAAAAGAACTTGATAATGCAATTAATAAAATCATCGTAACGTCGCTCTTTTCCTGTCTCAGCGACACTCAGCAAAAACAGTTCTACGAATCGGCTTTCAACATGATCGAGCGTTGTTGTTTCTGCGATGCCGACGAGTTACCTGAAAAAATCAGGAAACAGTTGGCTGATGCTCTTCGAGTGCGACTTTCTGACCAATTTTCTGAAATGTACTCTCCGAATTTGGACAAATAGAAAAAGGCCATTTCCATTCAGGGTCTGATGGAAAGACTTCAGCCTGTTCTAAAGCACGGCGTAAAGAGAACACAACTCCAGCCATAATCTGATGTTTCCCATTGGTCCAGCTATCGCCGCTCTGATCTACAGGAGCGGCTATGTCGTATGACCAAACGACTTCACCACTATTGTTTAAAATCTGGACTTTCATTTTGTTCTTTAACCTCCAGATTTCCGCGCATCTAAAGGCGCATTCTCATTTGGTGTGAACTGAATAGTTGTGCTGATATTGATTAATGCCCCGACACACAAGACTACGCACTCAGAGCAGATAGCAACTTCATCTTTTCCGCCTTTGGCGATGATTTTTTTTGCCTGCAGCTCGTTTGCGCCACAAAACGAGCATGTGAAATAACGGTTCATTTGCGCTCTCTTACACATAGTATTTAACGAATCATCCGGTCATTCATACGCCACCGGCGGCTACTTCGTGGGCGTCCTGCCTGTTCGTTATCTTTGATATAAAATCTAACTTAACTTAGTTATTATGGCAAGAGAAAACACCAAACTTTTCTTAGTTCGGTGCCTTAGTTAGAGAAGAGAGGTCTTAGAGTTCGTATTGAACTCCTTTGACTACACCAATGATAAGGCAATTACCATTGATAGGGATGTTGGGATACCGAGGATTTAATGGCACTAAAAACTTTTGAGGGCCATCGATGACTAATTTTTTTACTGTAGCTTCGTTTGTTCCATCAAGTCGAGCGATGACTATTTTTCCATGACGAGGTTCTGCATCTGGATCTACAATCACTGTTGCGCCTTCTGGTATTGTTGGGAGGCCATTAGGGTTAGTCATGGAGTCACCTTTAACCTCTAATGCAAATGAGTTATCACCAATCTTTAATGATGTATCTACCCACTTGTCCACTTCACTAAACACTTCTGCTGCCCTGCACTCAGTAAACTGCCCAGCCTGAACCCACGATATTACAGGAACTCTGCGCATGTTTGTGACGAGTTTGCCTTCAAACTCAGCACCATAAAGAATGTAATCTATTGACGTATTGAAGAACTTCGCTAATTTCGAAAGTGCCTCCCCACCAGGGGTATTGATGTCTTTCTCCCAGTACCCCACAGCAACGTCGCTTACTCCACAAAATTTACCCAATTCTTTCTGGGACGTTCCGGTAACTCTTCTCAGAGATTTTATACGCTGACCAACCGTTTCCATAGGAGCACCATTTCTTGAATTGCTAAGTAATCTTAGTTTTTATTGACCAAAGATAGATTTGTAATTAGCATCTAATAAAACTTAGTTTGGAGGGCGTATGACAACTGACGATATCGAAAGCTACTTCGGCAGTATTGAGAAAGTTGCTGCTTTTTTCGGCATAACAACTGAAGCCGTTTATCAGTGGCGAAACCGTCCGGGCCAGTTAATTCCAAAAGGACGTGCAGCAGAAGCTGCATATAGAACTTGCGGACGGTTGCCATTTAAACCTGAGCTTTATGAAAAATCTAATGGATAAATCGATTAACAGAAACCACAGAACGATGAGGCTAACCGTGGGTAAGCATCACTGGAAAGTAGAAAAACAGCCTGAGTGGTACGTGAAAGCTGTCAGAAAAACTATCGCAGCGTTGCCGGGTGGTTACGCTGAAGCAGCTGACTGGCTGGATGTAACAGAAAACGCATTATTTAACCGCCTTCGTGCCGATGGCGATCAGATTTTCCCGCTGGGATGGGCAATGATTTTGCAACGTGCTGGTGGAACTCACTTCATTGCTGACGCTGTGGCGCAGTCTGCAAATGGCGTCTTTGTGTCTCTTCCTGACGTCGAGGATGTGGACAACGCCGATATTAACCAGCGCCTGCTGGAAGTCATTGAACAGATTGGCAGTTATTCCAGACAGATTCGTTCGGCAATCGAAGACGGTGTGGTGGAACCGCATGAGAAGACAGCAATTAACGACGAGCTGTATCTCTCAATTTCGAAGCTGCAGGAGCATGCAGCACTGGTCTACAAAATCTTTTGCATTTCAGAAAGTAATGACGCCCGCGAGTGTGCAGCTCCGGGCGTCGTGGCGTCGATTGCTTCTGGTTGTGGAGAAACTAACGCATGAACAGTTTAACAACACACTACCGTCGCTCGCAACTGATTGCGCTTCCTGTACCGGGTGGAAAAGCGAAGGTGGAGTATTGCTATGCAGTTAATGTACCAGGTGACAGGGAAATTGTAACCCACAGCTTTGCTGAGTGGGCTGTGGGTGATTTCAACCGGCAGAAGGAGACAGTCCTTTGCGACAAGTTAACCGCTGGTTCAAAGATCACTACGGAGTGCCCGTCAGAGTCATTCGTTGGGAGCCGGAAACACAACGAGTTATCTACCTCCGCGAAGGCTATGAGCATGAGTGCTTCAGCCCGCTCGAACAGTTTCGTCGTAAATTCAGGGAAATAGAGGTCGGTCATGAGCACTAAATTAACCGGCTATGTATGGGATGGTTGCGCTGCATCAGGCATGAAATTATCCAGCGTGGCAATTATGGCCCGCCTGGCTGATTTCAGTAATGACGAAGGTGTGTGCTGGCCATCAATTGAAACTATTGCCCGTCAGATTGGCGCGGGGATGAGTACCGTCAGGACGGCTATCGCACGGCTGGAAGCAGAAGGCTGGTTAACGCGTAAGGCGCGTCGCCAGGGTAACCGCAATGCGTCGAATGTTTATCAGCTTAACGTTGCGAAGCTTCAGGCAGCGGCATTTTCTCAACTGTCAGATTCTGACCCGTCAAAATCTGACGCATCAAAATCTGACCCGTCAAAATTTGATGCGTCGAAATCTGGCAAAAAAGCGGGTTTTCACCCGTCAGAATCTGGCGGGGATCCGTCAGTAAAATCAAAACATGATCCGTCAGATAAAAAACCTTCTCGTCCGGACGCTTCGCAACCGGACACGCAGACGGATGAACAGGATTTTTTAACTCGCCATCCTGATGCGGTTGTATTCAGCCCTAAAAAGCGCCAGTGGGGAACGCAGGATGATTTGACCTGCGCACAGTGGCTCTGGAAAAAAATCATCGCCCTGTACGAGCAAGCCGCCGAATGTGACGGCGAGGTGGTTCGTCCCAAAGAACCGAACTGGACAGCCTGGGCAAACGAAATTCGCCTGATGTGTGTGCAGGATGGTCGTACTCACAAACAAATCTGCGAGATGTACAGCCGCGTCAGCCGCGATCCGTTCTGGTGCCGTAACGTGCTCAGCCCGTCGAAGTTGCGGGAAAAATGGGATGAGCTTTCCCTGCGCTTATCGCCGTCCGTCAGCACGTACACCGAAAAACGCGAAGACCCGTACTTCAAATCCAGTTACGACAACGTGGACTACAGCCAGATCCCGGCAGGATTCAGGGGGTGATCATGAGTCTTTTGAATGAAGTTCAGAAATTCATTGAAGCCCATCCGGGGTGTACTTCCGGAGACATTGCGGATGCTTTTGCAGGTTACTCACGGCAGCGCGTTCTGCAGTCAGCAAGCAAGTTACGTCAGAGTGGGCGTGTGGCTCACCGTTGTGAAGGAGATACACGCAGACATTTCCCACGCCTGACTGAGAGAGCGCAGGAGCCGGAACCACAACCAGTTCGTGAAACCAGACCTGTGCGCAATTTCTATGTCGGCACTAACGATCCCCGGGTGATTTTGTGCCTGACCCGCCAGGCGGAAGAACTGGAGTCCAGGGGCTTATTCCGTCGAGCTGCAACGGTGTGGATGGTGGCATTCCGTGAAAGCCACTCCCAGCCAGAACGAAACAATTTTCTGGCGCGTCGTGAGCTGTGTTTACGGAAAAGCAGCAAGCGCGCTGTATCGAGTGATGAGTGGTATCTGTCAGGGAATTACGTGGGGGCGTAATGACGACGTTAACTCAATGCCAGCAGCAGGTGCTGGATATGCTGATTTCTTATCAGAAAGAGCGTGGCTTTCCGCCAACCAATCAGGAGGTGGCAACCATGCTGGGATACCGTTCAGTGAATGCAGCGGTAGAGCATCTTCGCGCACTGGAGAAAAAAGGCGTCATCACGATAAAGCGTGGCGTGGCCCGGGGGATAACGCTTCATACCGCGGTGAAGGACGACGACAGCGAGGCGGTCGGGATTATCCGCGCACTGCTTGCCGGTGAGGAAAACGCAAGGCTGCGTGCAACTCACTGGTTACATGAGAGAGGCCTGAAAGTATGAAGCTGATCCTGCCTTTCCCGCCCAGTGTGAACACGTACTGGCGACACCCCAACAAAGGGGCATTTGCTGGTAAGAGCCTGATAAGCGAGGCGGGGCGAAAATTTCAGAGCGCGGCGTGCGCAGCAATAGTTGAGCAGTTACGTCGTCTGCCGAAACCAACGTCGGCACCTGCTTCAGTGGAGATCGTGTTGTTTCCTCCGGATAACCGGATCCGCGATCTGGACAACTATAACAAGGCGCTGTTTGACGCCCTGACCCACGCGGGTGTGTGGGAAGACGACAGACAGGTGAAAAGAATGCTGGTGGAGTGGGGACCGGTTATCCCGAAAGGGAAGGTCGAGATCACTATCAGTAAGTATGAGAAACCGGCGGGTGCAGCCGCCTGATTAAGAGGAGAAACGAAGTATGAATAATCTGATGGTCATTGATGGTATTGAAGTTCGTCGTGATGCTTATGGGCGTTACAGCCTGAACGATCTGCATCGCGCAGCAGTAGCATCTGGTGCAAATGCCAGAACCAAGGAGCCAGGAAAGTTTCTTTCCAGCCAACAAACTGTTGAGCTTGTTCATGAATTGACCAACACCCAGAATTTGGGTGTTGACCCGGTGAGTGTGATTCATGGGGGAAATGAACGGGGAACGTATGTCTGCAAGGAACTGGTGTATGCCTATGCAATGTGGATCAGCCCGTCATTCCATCTGAAGGTGATCCGTACTTTCGATATGGTAACCAGCGCACCGGAAAAATTATCCGGGCAGGCTGCTGACAAGATGCAGGCTGGTGTGATTCTGCTGGACTTTATGCGTCGGGAATTAAACCTGTCTAACTCATCTGTGCTTGGGGCTTGTCAGAAACTCCAGGAGGCTGTTGGCTTACCGAATCTGGCTCCGCGCTATGCAATTGATGCTCCTGCCGATGCACCCGATGGCTCAAGTCGCCCTACGCTGTCACTGAGTGCACTGCTGAAGCAGTATGGTATCCGCCTGACGGCTAATCAGGCATATCACCAGATGGTGAAACTGGGGATCGTCGAACAGCGCGAACGATACAGCCGTACCGCGATTAATAACATCAAAAAATTCTGGTCGCTGACGGCGAAAGGCTGCATGTTCGGCAAGAACATCACCAGTCCGGCAAATCCGCGTGAGACGTAGCCGCATTTCTTCGAATCCCGATTCCCTGAGCTGTTAAAGCTGCTCGATACCGTTCATTGAGGTGACCGTGAGAGCACTACTGACTCCTGAAATTGCCCCGCGTATGGGGATCGTATTGTTCAGGCCAGGTTCAGAGCTGATGCCCCTGTTTATGCAGGGGCGTGTCCTGCTGGAGCCTGAGCCGGAACGTTATTCATCTTTCGCCAGTGGTGCCGTTCCGGCGGCATCACAACCGCTGGCGGATGATCCTGCCGTTCGGGCCGTGTTCCGCAATGAGGCAGTGATCCGTCGTGCTGGTGGCGTGGAATGTCTTGAAAGCTGGTTACTTCGTGAAAAAGGCTGCCAGTGGCCTCATTCCGACTGGCACAGCGAGAACATGACCACAATGCGACACGCTCCGGGCGCAATCCGTCTGTGCTGGCACTGCGATAACCAGCTGCGCGATCAGTTCACGGAACGGCTGGAATCAATGGCAACGGATAACTGTGCCCGCTGGGTGTTGTCTGTAGTCCGTCGGGATCTCGGTTTTGATGATAACCATGCCGTGACAATGCCGGAACTGTGCTGGTGGCTGATTCGTAATGACCTGGCGGATGCCTTACCTGAAAGCGCAGCCCGTAAGGCGCTGAGATTACCGAAACCTGTTGTGCCGTCTGTCACCCGGGAAAGTGACCTTGTGCCTTCGGTTCCTGCCACCAGCATCATCCAGGATAAAGCGAAAAAGGTGCTGGCGCTGAAAGTGGATCCGGAGTCGCCGGAGTCTTTTATGTTACGCCCAAAACGCCGCCGCTGGGTTAATGAAAAGTACACGCGCTGGGTTAAGACACAGCCGTGTGCATGTTGTGGAAAGCCTGCTGATGATCCCCACCACCTGATAGGCCACGGTCAGGGTGGAATGGGTACAAAAGCGCATGACCTCTTTGTGTTGCCTTTGTGCAGAAAGCATCACGACGAGCTGCATGCGGATACCGTGGCATTTGAAGAGAAGTATGGCTCCCAGCTGGAGCTGATATTTCGTTTTATCGATCGTGCGCTGGCAATTGGCGTACTGGCGTAAGTGGAGAACGAGCATGAACCTTGAAGCCTTACCAAAATATTACTCCCCGAAATCTCCAAAATTGAGCGATGACGCACCGGCGACAGGCTCAGGTGGTTTAACGATTACGGATGTGATGGCTGCGCAGGGGATGGTGCAGTCGAAAGCACCGCTTGGGTTTGCCTTATTCCTGGCAAAAGTTGGTGTTCAGGATCCTCAATTTGCGATTGAAGGTCTGCTCAATTACGCGATGGCACTGGATAACCCGACATTGAATAAATTGAGTGAAGAAACCCGGTTACAGATCATCCCTTACCTTGTGAATTTTGCCTTTGCTGATTATTCCAGGTCTGCGGCAAGTAAGGCTCGCTGTGAGCATTGTGCTGGTACTGGATTTCATAATGTATTGCGCGAAGTGGTGAAACACTCCAGAAGCGGGGAATCTGTTATCAAGGAAGAGTGGGTGAAGGAACTATGTCAGCATTGTCATGGTAAGGGAGAAGTCAGCACAGCGTGCAGAGGGTGTAAGGGTAAAGGTATTGTCCTGGATGAAAAAAGGACCCGGCTTCATGGCACGCCTGTTTATAAGATTTGTGGGCGTTGCAATGGAAACCGGTTTAGCCGTTTACCAACCACACTGGCGCGGCATCATGTCCAGAAGCTGGTACCAGACCTGACAGATTATCAGTGGTACAAAGGATATGCAGATGTCATTGATAAACTGGTTACAAAGTGCTGGCAGGAAGAAGCATATGCTGAGGCGCAATTAAGAAAAGTGACGAGATAAATGATTTTCGCCGAAGATGGCGACATAATGCTTGCATTTTTCAAAAAATATGGATAAGATTTTTCCAACGATGGGCTTTGTATGTCTACCGTTGATAAGATTTAAGAACCCGCCGCTGAGCGGGTTTTTTTGTGCCTTGATGTTGGCAGTTCGGTAAACACGCTGGTGGTCGTGAATACTGACTTTTTATCTTGCTGGCTTTTTAGACAAGAGTTATTGGTATGTCATGTTAACCAGAAGGAAAAAGGCATGCTAAAACAGCAAGATATGACAGAAACGGCGAAAGTTGTTTTTAATGAATTAAGCATCGAACCGGCAACAGTCGGGGAGATTGCACAAAACACATATCTTTCACGCGAACGCTGTCAGTTAATACTGACCCAGTTGGTTATGGCGGGGCTGGCAGATTACCAGTTCGGCTGTTACAGACGCCTTCAGCAATGAAGGACTTTTAATTTGTGAAAATGGGCGGCTGGTGGGTGTTGGTAGCACCTGCCAGCCATTCGCTCATGCTTACTGGTCACAAGCGAACCACGGCCCACTGCTTTAGCGCAAAAGCAGAGTGAGCCTACCAGAGTTACGCTTACTGATCCATGAAAAATACTGTAAAAATAAACAGTGTTGATTTAATCAACGCTGATTGCCTGCATTTTATTCAGTCCCTGCCTGATGATTCCATTGACCTGATTGTTACCGATCCGCCGTACTTCAAGGTGAAACCCAACGGTTGGGACAATCAGTGGAAAGGGGACGAAGATTACCTTAAGTGGCTGGATCACTGTCTGGCCCAGTTCTGGCGGGTGCTGAAACCTGCCGGAAGCCTTTACCTGTTCTGTGGACATCGCCTGGCATCTGATATTGAGATCATGATGCGTGAACGTTTCAACGTGCTTAACCATATCATCTGGGCGAAGCCGTCCGGACGTTGGAATGGGTGTAATAAAGAAAGTCTGCGCGCATATTTTCCTGCCACAGAGCGCGTTCTGTTTGCTGAACATTACCAGGGGCCATATCGCGGCAAAAGTGACGGCTATGCGGCAAAAGAAAGGGAACTCAAACAGCACATAATGGCACCGCTGATATCGTATTTCAGGAATGCTCGTGCCGAACTGGGTATAACGGCAAAACAAATTGCCGAAGCCACAGGTAAGAAAAATATGGTTTCCCACTGGTTTGGTGCCAGTCAGTGGCAGTTGCCGAATGAGGCTGACTACCGGAAGTTACAGGCACTGTTTTCCCGTATAGCGGCAGAGAAGTTTCAGGAACAGCAACTGGAACAACCACACCACCAGCTGGTGGCATCTTATGATTCACTGAATCGCAAATATTCTGAATTGCTGGATGAGTTTAAATCACTCCGGCGCTATTTCTCCGTATCAGTCTCCGTGCCTTATACCGATGTCTGGACGCATAAGCCCGTTCAGTTCTATCCGGGTAAACATCCGTGCGAGAAACCGGCGGATATGCTCCGGCAAATAATCAATGCCAGTAGTCGACCAGGCGATCTGGTTGCTGATTTCTTTATGGGATCCGGTTCCACAATAAAAGCAGCAATGGCGCTGGGGCGTCGGGCGTTAGGTGTTGAACTTGAGTCAGAGCGGTTTAATCAGACGGTGAAAGAGGTAAGTGAACTGGTGGGGAAATAATTCTGGTGGCCACGTTGCGTGGCCTTTTTATTTCCAACACAGCACCCGCAAATATCGCGAGGTGAGAGATGACGAAATGCCTCATAACCCAAATACCTGGCCGGACTGGCTGGAGTTGTTTCAGAGCTGGTGGCGTGGAGACACACCGCTGGGTGCAGTGATTATGTCGATCGTTATGGCTGGTTTGCGCATCGCCTATTTTGGCGGTGGTGGTGGCTGGAAGCGAAAAACGCTCGAGATTTTGCTATGTGGCGCTCTGACGCTGACCTTTGCATCCGCTCTTGAATATGTCGGATGGCCTAAATCGCTTTCTGTTGCCATTGGTGGTGGCGTGGGGCTGATCGGTGTCGATGCTATTCGTGGGGCTGCAATGCGAGTAATCGGTAACAAATTTGGTAGTTCTAAGGAGTAATTTATGCAGGCACTAAATCCCCAGCGTAAAGCTTTCCTTGATATGGTGGCATGGTCAGAAGGAACGGATAACGGGCGACAACCGACACGTAACCACGGTTATGATGTTATTGTTGGTGGCGAACTGTTCACTGATTACTCCGATCACCCTCGCAAACTTGTCACGCTAAACCCCAAACTCAAATCAACAGCCGCCGGACGCTACCAGCTTCTTTCCCGTTGGTGGGATGCCTATCGTAAGCAGCTTGGCCTGAAAGACTTCTCTCCGAAAAGCCAGGACGCTGTGGCACTGCAACAGATTAAAGAGCGTGGCGCTTTACCGATGATTGATCGCGGTGATATCCGTCAGGCTATCGATCGTTGCAGCAATATCTGGGCGTCGTTACCTGGTGCAGGTTACGGTCAGTATGAACATAAAATCGGTGACCTGATTGCCCGATTTAAAGAGGCTGGTGGGGTGGTAAATGAAGTTAAGCTATAAGCTGGTTATTGCTGCTTTCCTTTTTACTGTCGTCAGTTCTTTCATCTGGTCAGCCAACTACTACTACAGCAAATATCAGCACGAAAAGAAACGTGCTGATGAGGCTGTACAAAATGCCAAATCGGCAACTGCCATTACCAATAACGTCCTGCAATCACTGCAAATCGTCAATACAGTACTGGAGGCTAACCAGCATGCAAAACAGCAGATCGCACTGGAGTCACAGAGAACCCAGGAAGATATCAAAATGGCTGTTGCGGATGATGATTGTGCTTCACGTGCTGTGCCTGCTGCCGCTGCTGACCGGTTGCGGAAGTACGCGGACAGTTTACGTGCCAGTTCCAGCGGTGCCATTACCGGCGAATCTGACCACTGAAACACTGCAACCAGCTATTCCTGAGCCGCTGACCTATGGCGGCAGTTTGGATTTGAATGTCAGCTTGTTGTTGGCGCTGGGGCAGTGTAACAGAGATAAAGCGGACATCCGAACGATTGAGCAATCGCGAACCTCGCAATAGCGAGGTTTTTTAACGACAGAGGTATGACAGTGGTTCTTACAGCTAAGCAGTTTGAAGACCTTGCATCCTTCGCGAAGGAAGATAGCCAGCCTCAATACACCATCGCTACCGGAATCATCCCAGAATTCGAAGATGATTGTGAGTTTATCCCCGTTTATGCCTGGCTCATCGCTTATTTAGAGTTACTGAAGCACGGTGTATTGCAACTCGACCACTAGAGGCATTACGCCAAGTATTCATCAAGTGCCTAGTTTAATGTTAAATTATTCCCTCATTCATAAAAGGGAATGTTATGAAAATAGATCACGAGTATTTGAAAGGTCTTTTGGACGCTTTCGAGGCGTCTGAAGAGCCGCATACTGATATAAAGCAGCTGCAGCTGGCTGGGTATGACTACAGCACCGATGAATTTTTATTCCATATGCGTTTATTGGCTGATCGTCAACTAATTGCTAGAACAGACGGCAAGTATGGGTTTGGTTTCTCTGAGGCTGCTGATGGAGGATCATGGTTCGTTATACCGTTACGCTTAACTTCAAGCGGTCATGACTTCCTTGAAGCTCTCAGGAATAAAGAGGTTTGGAATTCTCTCAAGACCGGCTTTAAAGATGCAAGCATTGGAACATTAGTTGACGTTTCAAGGCGTTTGCTGGATGGTTATATTCAGAAAAAAATTGACGACTTAATTGGCTAATATTTTATATAACCATCAGCCCCGCAATCGCGGGGCTTTTTTATTGCCATTACGATGGCAGATACATTGCTATGGCGTAACAGGATTTCAACTATGAACCCAACAGAAGCAGCTACATCACCGAAGGACGGATAATGCCACCACGCACACCAAAAGCCTGCCGTGTTCGCGGCTGCCGCCATACCACTACTGACCCGTCAGGCTACTGCGAAAGCCACAAAGGCGAAGGCTGGAAGCAATACAAACCTGGACAATCCCGTCACCAGCGCGGTTATGGTTCGAAATGGGACGTCATCCGTGAACGTGTGCTGAAGCGTGACAAAGGCCTGTGTCAGTCATGTCTGCATGCTGGTGTGGTGCGTGAGGCGAAAACCGTTGACCACATCGTTCCTAAAGCGCATGGCGGCACTGATGCCGACAGTAATCTGCAGAGTCTGTGCTGGCCCTGCCATAAGGCGAAGACGGCCCGTGAACGGTTAAAGTGATAATAATTCTCAACTGTCTGAGGGGAGGGGCGGGTCAAATCCCTGTGACCTGACGTCTTCCGGACTGCCCGCCCCATCGTTTTTTTATACCCGCGAAAAATGAAATTTAACCAGGAGTGCCGCATATGGCTGGAACGGCGGGGCGTTCCGGGCGTCGCCCCAAGCCAACGGCGCGCAAGGCGCTGGCCGGAAACCCCGGCAAGCGAGCCCTGAACAAAGATGAACCTGTTTTTACGCCCATCAAAGGTGTTGAGCCACCAGAGTGGTTCGCTGAAGAAGATCTCCCTCTCGCCACGATCATGTGGCAACTGACAACCAAAGAACTCTGCGGTCAGGGCCTGCTGTGCGTGACTGACCTTGCGGTACTTGAGCGGTGGTGCGTGGCCTATGAGTTCTGGCGACGTGCCGTGAAAAATATTGCCAGACAGGGCAACACCATCACCGGTGCAATGGGTGGCATGGTTAAAAATCCGGAGCTGACCGCCAAGAAAGAACAGGAGTCCGAGATGAGCAGCACGGGGGCAATGCTCGGGCTCGACCCCAGCAGCCGCCAGCGTCTGATTGGCCTGGCGGGGCAGAAGAAAGCCACTAACCCGTTTCTGAAAATCATCGAATCATGAGCCGGAAATCTTACCCCAACGTAAATGCTGCCAATCAGTATGCCCGTGATGTCGTGCGCGGAAAGATTGTGGCCTGCCAGTTTGTGATTCAGGCCTGCCAGCGCCATCTTGATGACCTGATGGCGGAAAAAAGTAAGTCGTTTCGTTACCGCTTCGACAAGGACCTGGCTGAACGGGCCGCCAAATTTATTCAGCTGTTGCCGCACACCAAGGGTGAGTGGGCATTTAAGAGGATGCCCATCACGCTGGAGCCGTGGCAGCTATTTGTGATCTGCTGTGCGTTTGGCTGGGTCAATAAAGGCACCCGGTTGCGCCGCTTCCGGGAGGTGTATACCGAAATCCCCCGTAAGAACGGCAAATCGGCAATCTCTGCCGGTGTTGCCCTGTATTGTTTTGCCTGTGATAACGAGTTCGGCGCGGAAGTGTATTCCGGTGCCACGACAGAGAAACAGGCATGGGAAGTCTTTCGTCCGGCACGACTGATGTGTAAACGCACACCCATGCTGACGGAAGCGTTCGGGATTGAGGTTAACGCCTCAAACATGAACCGTCCGGAGGATGGTGCGCGTTTTGAACCGCTGATCGGTAACCCCGGTGATGGTTCATCACCCCACTGTGCGGTGGTGGATGAATATCACGAGCACGCCACAGATGCGCTTTACACCACGATGCTTACCGGGATGGGGGCGCGACGTCAGCCACTGATGTGGGCTATCACTACCGCCGGGTACAACATTGAGGGGCCGTGCTACGACAAGCGACGGGAAGTTATCGAGATGCTCAACGGGTCGGTACCCAACGATGAACTGTTCGGGATCATCTATACCGTTGACGAAGGCGATGACTGGACCGACCCGCAGGTGCTGGAAAAAGCTAACCCGAATATTGGCGTGTCGGTTTATCGCGAATTTTTGTTAAGTCAGCAGCAGCGTGCGAAAAATAACGCCCGTCTGGCAAACGTCTTTAAAACAAAGCACCTCAATATCTGGGTGTCGGCGCGTTCGGCGTATTTCAACCTGGTGAGCTGGCAGAGCTGCGAGGATAAATCACTGACCCTTGAGCAGTTCGAGGGGCAGCCGTGCATTCTGGCCTTTGACCTGGCGCGTAAGCTGGATATGAACAGCATGGCGCGACTTTATACCCGCGAGATTGACGGTAAAACGCATTACTACAGTGTGGCCCCGCGTTTCTGGGTACCGTATGACACGGTGTACAGCGTCGAGAAAAATGAAGATCGCCGGACAGCCGAACGCTTTCAGAAATGGGTGGAAATGGGCGTTCTGACCGTTACCGATGGTGCGGAGGTGGATTATCGCTACATCCTCGAGGAGGCCAAAGCGGCGAACAAAATCAGCCCGGTCAGTGAGTCACCCATCGACCCCTTCGGGGCGACCGGGTTGTCACATGACCTTGCTGATGAAGACCTGAACCCCATCACTATCATTCAGAACTACACCAACATGTCCGACCCGATGAAAGAGCTGGAAGCGGCAATTGAATCGGGGCGCTTTCATCATGATGGCAATCCCATCATGACCTGGTGTATCGGCAACGTGGTCGGCAAAACCATTCCGGGTAACGATGATGTGGTGAAGCCCGTCAAAGAGCAGGCGGAAAACAAAATCGATGGTGCAGTTGCGCTGATTATGGCGGTTGGCAGAGCCATGCTGTACGAGAAAGAAGACACGCTGTCTGACCACATTGAGTCCTATGGGATCCGCTCGCTTTAACTGAGGTAATTATGATCATGCTGATTCTCGCGCCTCTGGTGGGCGTGCTGGGGGCGCTTTTGCTGGCGTATGGTGCCTGGCTGATTTATCCCCCGGCGGGGTTTGTTGTTGCCGGGGCGTTGTGCCTGTTCTGGTCGTGGCTGGTGGCGCGATATCTTGAGCGTACACAGTCGTCTGTCGGCGGAGGTAAATAGTGTTTTTTTCGGGATTATTTCAACGAAAAAGTGACGCACCGATGACCACGCCAGCAGAGCTGGCGGATGCTATCGGGTTGTCCTACGACACCTATACCGGAAAGCAGATCAGCAGCCAGCGGGCCATGCGACTGACGGCGGTTTTTTCCTGTGTCAGGGTGCTGGCGGAGTCGGTCGGGATGTTGCCCTGCAACCTGTATCACCTGAACGGCAGCCTGAAGCAGAGAGCCACTGGCGAACGTCTGCATAAGCTGATCTCCACGCATCCCAATGGCTATATGACGCCGCAGGAGTTCTGGGAGCTGGTGGTCACCTGTCTGTGCCTGCGGGGAAACTTTTACGCCTACAAAGTGAAAGCATTTGGCGAAGTGGCTGAACTGCTGCCCGTCGATCCCGGCTGTGTGGTACCGAAGCTTAACAGTAGCTGGGAGCCGATCTATCAGGTCACATTCCCGGATGGCTCCACGGATGTACTGAGCCAGGAGGATATCTGGCATGTGCGCACGCTGACGCTGGACGGACTGGTGGGGCTGAATCCCATCGCCTATGCCCGCGAGGCAATATCGCTGGCAGCTGCGACCGAAGAGCACGGGGCCAGACTGTTCAGCAATGGCGCGGTGACGTCGGGTGTGTTGCGTACAGAGCAGACGCTGTCAGATCAGGCTTATGAGCGCCTGAAGAAAGATTTTGAGGAGCGTCACACCGGGCTTGGCAATGCTCACCGCCCGATGATCCTTGAGATGGGGCTGGACTGGAAGTCGATGGCGCTGAACGCCGAGGACAGCCAGTTCCTGGAAACCCGCAAGTTTCAGCTTGAAGAAATCTGTCGTCTGTTCCGGGTGCCGTTGCACATGGTGCAGAACACCGATCGCGCCACCTTCAACAATATCGAAGAGCTGGGGCTGGGATTTATCAACTATTCACTGGTGCCGTATCTGACCCGCATTGAGCAGCGGATCAACACCGGACTGGTACGAAAAAGTAAGCAGGGCGTTTATTACGCCAAATTTAACGCCGGGGCCTTACTGCGCGGGGATATGAAGTCCCGTTTTGAAGCCTACGCTACCGGGATCAATTGGGGAATTTACTCTCCCAATGACTGCCGCGACCTGGAAGATATGAATCCGCGTCCCGGTGGTGATGTCTATCTCACACCGATGAACATGACCACGAAACCCTCCGATGGCAGTAAAGCCGGTAAGCAGAAGGATAACGCCAATGCAGACGAAACAACGTCTTGATGTACCGCTGAGTCTGAAATCTGTCAGTGACTCCGGTGAGTTTGAAGGGTATGGCTCCGTCTTTGGTGTAAAGGACAGCCACGATGATGTGGTGATGTCAGGGGCATTTGCCGCTTCCCTGCGGGCGTGGAGTGACAGAAAAGCGTTACCTGCGCTGCTCTGGCAGCACCGCATGGATGAACCCATCGGTGTTTACACCGAAATGAAGGAAGACGATGTCGGGCTTTACGTCAGGGGACGGTTGCTTATTGATGATGATCCCCTCGCAAAACGCGCACATGCACACATGAAGGCCGGTTCGTTAACCGGCCTTTCTATTGGGTACGTCCTGAAAGACTGGGAATACGACCGGAGCAAAGAAGCCTTTCTGCTGAAAGAAATCGACCTCTGGGAAGTCAGCCTGGTGACGTTCCCGTCTAACGACGAGGCGCGGATCAGCGACGTCAAGAACGCACTGGCCCGCGGGGAAATCCCCGAACAGAAAAAAATCGAAAGAGTCCTGCGTGATGTCGGACTCTCCCGTACCCAGGCCAAAGCATTCATGGCCGGGGGCTATGGCGCACTGTCCCTGCGCGACGCTGAGGATGTGGGCTCTGCACTGAATGCACTGAAAAATCTGAACTTCTAATCAGGAGAAATACGATGGCGGTTGATATTAAAGATGTCGAACAGGTCGCGCAGGAGCTGCAGCAGAAGTTTGACGACTTCAAAGCAAAGAACGACAAGCGCGTTGAGGCGATTGAGCAGGAAAAAGGCAAACTTGCCGGGCAGGTGGAAACCCTGAACGGAAAACTCAGCGAGCTGGAAAATCTCAAAAGCGACCTTGAAAAAGAGCTGCTTGAGCTGAAACGTCCGGCAGGTGGAGCGCAAAATAAACTGGCCACCGAGCATAAAGAGGCGTTTGTGGGCTTCCTGCGTAAAGGCCGTGAAGACGGTCTGCGCGATCTGGAGCGTAAGGCATTGCAGGTGGGCACCGATGAAGACGGTGGCTACGCCGTGCCGGAAGAACTGGATCGCAACATTCTTAACCTGCTGAAAGATGAAGTGGTGATGCGTCAGGAAGCCACGGTGATCACCGTTGGCGGTTCCGACTACAAAAAACTGGTGAATCTGGGCGGTACGGCTTCCGGATGGGTGGGGGAAACGGATACGCGATCCCAGACTGCCACCTCCAGACTGGAGCTGATTGAACCTCTCATGGGGGAAATCTACGGCAACCCGCAGGCTACCCAGAAAATGCTGGACGATGCCTTCTTCAACGTGGAGGCCTGGATCAACAGCGAGCTGGCAACCGAATTTGCCGAACAGGAAGAAATTGCCTTTACCTCCGGCGATGGCACCAAGAAGCCGAAAGGGTTCCTGGCGTATGAGTCCACTGATGAAACCGATAAGGTCCGGGCGTTCGGCAAACTTCAGCATATTGTATCCGGCGACGCGACTGCGGTGACCGCAGACGCCATTATCAAACTGATTTACACGCTGCGAAAGGCACACCGCACTGGCGCGAAGTTCATGATGAACAACAACAGCCTGTTTGCCATCCGTCTGCTGAAAGACACCGAGGGTAACTATCTGTGGCGTCCTGGGCTGGAACTGGGGCAGCCCTCCTCTCTGGCGGGTTACGGTATCGCTGAAAACGAACAGATGCCGGATATCGCCGCTGATGCGAAAGCCATTGCATTTGGTAACTTCAAACGGGGTTACACCATCGTTGACCGTATCGGCACCCGCATTCTGCGTGACCCGTACACCAATAAACCGTTTGTCGGTTTTTATACCACCAAGCGCACCGGCGGGATGCTGGTCGATTCGCAGGCCATCAAACTGCTGAAGATTGCAGCGGCGTAATCATTCAGGGGCGCGGAACCGCGCCCCCTGTTCTGACGGGTGAAGAATCATGATCCTGAAACAAGATCTGAAATGGTCACCGGACGGTATGCGTGTTGAGGTCATTCGGGCCGGTGAGTATGACGACGGGACGCTTCCTGCCCGGGTGCAGGAGATTGCACTTCAGGCCGGGTTAGCAGAGCGCGGAACCAGTACAAAAAGCAGTAAAGCAGCAAAAGAGAAAAAAGCCACGACCAGTAAAGAGGGCTGAGTATGCTTCTGACAATGGAAGAGATTAAAGCCCAACTCCGGCTGGATGAGGATTTCGATGCTGATGACCGCCATCTGCAACTGCTGGCCTGTGCGGCGCAAAAGCGGACGGAAACGTATCTGAACCGGAAGCTCTATGCACCGGATGAAACCATTCCGGACAGCGATCCGGACGGGCTGCACCTGTCGGATGATATTCGTCTGGGGATGCTGATGCTTATCAGCCATTTTTACGAAAACCGCTCGTCGGTTACGGAAGTGGAGAAACTCGACATGCCGCAGAGTTTTGGCTGGCTTGTCGGCCCGTACAGGTACTTTCCGCAATGAAAATTCGTCAGGCGCAGACCAGCGCAACCTACATTCTGCCGGACCCCGGTGAACTGAATAAACGCGTCCTGATCCGCCAGCGGGTGGATATGCCCGCGGATAACTTTGGCGTGGAGTCTCAATACCCGGTTACGTTCCGGACATGGGCGAAGGTTATCCAGACCAGTGCCACCACCTGGCAGGAAACCGCGCAGACCGGGGACGCCATCACCCATTACATCACCATTCGTTACCGCCGGGGGATCACCGCTGATTATGAGGTGGTCTGCGGTGACAGTGTGTACCGGGTGAAACGTCAGCGCGATCTGAACGGGGCGCGGCGCTTTCTGCTGCTGGAGTGTACGGAACTGGGCGAATGTAGGCAGAGTCACGGAGGCAGCAATGGCGACTCCCTTTTTTCACGTTGATGTTCAGCAGCCCGCGGAGATGCGCTTTAACCGTGCCCGTGTCCGGCGGGCGTTTGTCACGATTGGGCAGCGTCATATGCGTGATGCCCGTCGGCTGGTGATGCGCCGTGCGCGGTCGGCACCGGGTGAAAACCCCGGTTATCAGACCGGACGCCTGGCTCGTTCGATTGGTTACATGGTGCCGAGAGCCAGTAAAAAGCGAACCGGTTTTATGACACGCATTGCCCCTAACCAGCGCAACGGGAAGGGGAACCGGATGATCTCTGGTGACTTCTATCCGGCGTTTCTGTTTTTTGGTGTCCGGGGAGGAGCAAAGCGTCGTCGCAGCCATCATCGTGGTGCATCCGGTGGCAGCGGCTGGCGACTGGCTCCACGTAATAACTTTATGGTGGAAACGCTTGAAAAGAACCGCAGCTGGACACGCTATTTTCTGGCGCGGGAATTGCGTAAATCACTGAAGCCGGAGCGACGATACAGATGAAACTGACGCCTGTTATTGCTGCACTGCGTGCCCGCTGTCCGTATTTTGAAAACCGGGTTGCAGGCGCGGCCCAGTTCAAAAATCTGCCGGAGGTCGGAAAGCTGAAACTCCCGGCGGCATATGTTGTACCGGGTGATGATTCTCCGGGAGAAAACAAAAGCCAGACCGACTACTGGCAGGAGCTGAAAGAGGGTTTCTCCGTGGTTGTCATACTGAGTAACGGGCGTGATGAGCGCGGTCAGTTTGCCTCGTATGATGTGGTGGACGATGTCCGGCAGATGCTCTTTAAGGCTCTGCTGGGCTGGAACCCGGAGGCGTGCGGTAACCCGATTACCTATGACGGCGGCACGCTGCTGGATCTGAATCGTCATGAGCTGATTTATCAGTTCGATTTTTCGGTCATCAGCGAGCTGACTGAAGACGATACCCGCCAGCAGGATGATCTGAACAGTCTGGATGAACTGCAAACGCTGGCGATTGATGTTGATTATCTCGAGCCCGGTAACGGGCCTGACGGCGATATCGAACATCACACCGAAATAACCCTTCCTTCCTGAGGATCCTCATGTTTGTCAAACCTGTTAAAGGGCGGTCAGTGCCTGACCCTGCCCGCGGCGACCTTTTGCCCGCCGAAGGGCGAAATGTTGACGAGAACAACTACTGGCTGCGCCGTGAAGCAGCGGGTGATATCCGGCGCGTGAATAAAAAGGTGAATACCGATGACGACAAGCTTTAACACCATTCCGTCGAATACGCTGGTTCCGTTGTTTTATGCGGAAATGGATAACCAGGCGGCGAATACTGCACAGGACAGCGGAGCATCGCTGCTGATTGGTCATGCCAATAACGGTGCAGAGATTGTTGCCAACAGTCTGGTACTGATGCCGTCGGCAGACTATGCACGCCAGATTTGTGGTGCGGGAAGTCAGCTGGCGCGTATGGTCGAGGCTTATCGCCAGACTGACCCGTTTGGCGAGCTGTATGTGATTGCCGTTCCGGAAGCCACAGGCGCGGCGGCAACGGTTACGCTGACGGTGACCGGGGCGGCAACCGAAACCGGCACGGTGAATGTTTATGTGGGACGTACCCGCGTGCAGGCACCGGTGACCAACGGCGATAACGTCGCGACGATTGCCAGCAGTATCAAAGATGCCATCAATGCCGTTCCGACCCTGCCGTTTACTGCCTCATCTTCGGCAGGCGTGGTCACACTGACCGCGCGTCATAAGGGGCTTTGCGGGAATGAAATTCCTGTCAGCCTCAATTACTACGGCTTCGGTGGGGGCGAAGTGCTGCCTGCGGGCGTACAGATTGCCGTGGCGGCGGGGACCGCCGGAACGGGGGCTCCTGTTCTCACCGGCGCGGTGGCTGCAATGGCGGATGAGCCGTTTGATTATATCGGTCTGCCGTTCAACGACACGGCCTCCGTTAACACGCTGGTGACCGAGATGAACGATACCAGCGGTCGCTGGAGCTATGCGCGTCAGCTGTATGGTCATGTGTATACGGCAAAGATCGGCACGCTGTCAGAACTGGTGACCGCAGGTGACCAGTTTAACCAGCAGCACATTACCCTGGCGGGGTACGAAAAAGAGACCCAGACGCCTGCCGACGAGCTGGCGGCAAGCCGTACCGCCCGCGCAGCGGTGTTTATTCGCAACGATCCGGCACGTCCCACGCAGACCGGTGAGCTGGTGGGTATGCTGCCTGCGCCGAAGGGGAAACGGTTCACGATGACCGAACAACAGACCCTGCTGTCTCATGGCGTGGCAACGGCGTATGTCGAAAGCGGGGTGCTGCGCATTCAGCGTGATGTCACCACGTACAGGAAAAATGCTTACGGGGTTGCGGATAACAGCTACCTCGACAGCGAGACGCTGCATACCAGTGCGTATGTACTGCGCAAACTGAAATCCGTCATTACCAGTAAGTACGGGCGTCACAAGCTTGCCAGTGACGGTACCCGCTTTGGTCCCGGTCAGGCGATTGTCACCCCGGCGGTGATCAAAGGGGAACTGCTGGCAACCTACCGTCAGCTCGAGCGTGCGGGGATCGTGGAAAACTACGAACTGTTCAAGCAGTACCTGGTTGTGGAGCGTGATGCCAGCGATCCGAACCGCCTGAACACGCTGTTCCCGCCTGACTATGTTAACCAGTTGCGTGTTTTTGCCGTGGTTAACCAGTTCCGTCTTCAGTATTCAGAGGAGTCTGCATAATGGCCCGTATCGGGGGAACCTGTTATTTCAAAATTGACGGTCAGCAGCTATCGCTGACCGGCGGCATTGAGGTGCCCATGAACAGGACGGTCAATGATGACATCATCGGCCTGGACGGTTCAGTGGACCGCAAGGAAACTCACCGTGCGCCTTATGTCAAAGGGACCTTCAAGGTGCCGAAGAATTTTCCGGTGAGCAAAATCACCTCGTCTGATGAGATGACCATCACTGCTGAGCTGGCGAACGGTCAGGTCTATGTATTGTCGTCAGCCTGGCTGCACGGCGAAGCGAACCATAATGCCGAAGAAGGCACGGTTGATCTTGAGTTCCACGGTGAAGAAGGGGATTACCAGTAATGAAAGAGCTTGAGTTAAAGAAACCGATTACCGCTCATGGCGAGACACTCTCCGTACTGGAGTTTGATGAGCCCACCGGGAAAGATGTCCGCGAGCTGGGGTATCCCTACCAGATGAATCAGGATGAGTCCGTCAGACTTCTGGCACATGTGGTATCGAAATACATTGTGCGGCTGGCGAAAGTGCCGCAAAGCTCTGTCGACCAGATGTCTCCGGCAGACCTGAATGCAGCGGCGTGGCTTGTGGCTGGTTTTTTCCTCCAGGCCTGACGGCTGAATACCTCACTGATCGCTTCTTTGACTGCGCCAGCTACTGGCGCATTAATCCCTTCGAATTGCTGAATATGCCGATCAGTGAAATTCCCTTGCTGGTCAGTCAGGCAAACAGGATAGAGCAGGAGAAACGCACACATGGCGGAATTTGAGCTTAAGGCGTTGATCACCGGTGTCGACAGGCTTTCTCCCGCGCTGTCGAAAATGCAAAAGAAAATCCGGGGATTTAAACGCCAGGCGGAAGAAGCGTCACAGGGTGGGCTGGCGCTTGGTGGCGGACTGGCAGCGGGTCTGACGCTTTCCCTGAAATCTTATGCCGATCAGGAAAACGCCGCCACCGGGCTGAAAGTCGCCATGATGGATGCGAACGGCGAGGTTGGAAAGAGCTTTCAGGACATCAATAAACTGGCTATTGGCCTGGGTAATCAGCTACCCGGTACAACGGCTGATTTCCAGAACATGATGCAGATGCTGGTGCGTCAGGGGATCCCGGCAGAAAACATTCTTGGCGGTGTGGGTAAAGCGACAGCTTATCTTGCGGTACAACTGAAAAAAACACCGGAAGCGGCTGCCGAGTTTGCCGCAAAGATGCAGGATGCTACCGGAACGGCGTCAGAAGACATGATGGGGCTGTTCGACACTATCCAGAAGGCGTTTTATCTGGGCGTTGACGATACCAACATGTTGTCCTTCTTCACTAAAACCAGCTCTGTTCTGAAGATGGTGAACAAGGACGGTCTTCAGGCTGCACAGAGCCTTGCCCCCATCAGCGTCATGATGGATCAGATGGGGATGAACGGGGAGTCGGCAGGTAACGCCCTGCGAAAAGTTATCCAGTCCGGATTAAGCGTTAAGAAAATCAGGGACGTCAATAAAATCATGGCCCGCCAGAAACTCGGGGTACAGCTCGATTTTACTGACGGCAAAGGGAGTTTTGGCGGTCTTGATAACATGTTCAGGCAACTGGCAAAGCTGCGAAAACTGACCGACGTTAAGCGAACAGGCGTACTTAAGGCAATATTTGGTGATGATGCCGAAACCCTTCAGGTGGTCAATGCACTAATCGATAAAGGAAAGGATGGCTACGATCAGATCCAGCAGAAGATGAATAAACAGGCCAGCCTGAATAAACGTGTTCAGGCTCAGCTTGGTACGCTGTCCAACCTGTGGGAGGCAATGACGGGGACCGCAACTAACGGTCTTGCAGCTATTGGCGGCGCATTTTCTGGTGACGCCAAAAATATCACGCAGTGGCTGGGGGAGTTGGGGGAGAAATTCACGAAGTTTGCGGATGAAAATCCCCGGGTTATTCGCGGCGTCGTCGGGCTTGCTGCCGGTCTTGCGATTCTGAAACTGGGATTGATGGGCGTGGGCAGTGCCATCAGTATTGTCAGCAGGATTATGTCGATGACGCCGATTGGCATGATTGCGACGGCGATTGCTCTGGCTGCGGGATTAATTATCACTAACTGGGATGTTGTCGGACCTTATTTTAAGAAGCTCTGGGAAACCATTGGTCCTTATTTTGAGGCTGGCTGGGAACTTCTGAAGAAGGTTTTTGCCTGGTCGCCGCTGGGGATGGTGATCAATAACTGGGGACCGGTTGTTAAGTGGTTTCAGGATATGTGGGATAAGCTGAAGCCAATTATTGAGTGGTTTACCGACAGTTCCGGTGACACGGTCGATGCCATTAACTCTGCGCAGTGGGGCGCGGGTGCTTATGATGCTTATGGGACGGGAATACCGGCGCGGGGATACACACCTTATCCGGCGGTAGATCTGGCTCAGTCAAACAACGCCTCCGATGCCACAGGCCCGAATCCCTTCATGATTAACAAAGCTTCTGCGCCAAAAGTTGATGGTGAGATCAAGGTATCATTTATAAATATGCCACCAGGTATGCGGGTTACGGAAACACGCTCCAGTGGCATTGATATAAATCACGATGTTGGCTATACCCGATTTTGGTAGCCAGGATTCCCCTCACAGGTATTGCTGGTTGTAAGTCATAAATAGAGTGATAGAATTAATGCACATTTAGAAAAATGTTAATAGGCGAAAAATGAAAGGCTATATCACAGCAAGTGTAATTCTTGGAGCAGCGGCTGTTTTTTCATCTCTCATAATCTCTGGCAACATCTCCTTTAAAGATGAACATATTATTCAGTTATCTGGAGGAGCCATAAAACTTGGTGATGTTTATAAAGAAAATAAATTGATAAGTGCAAAGATTATTTTTCCAGATAATCAGGGTGAACAGATTCTTGTTGTCGACGGCAATCCTGAAAACTTTAAGGAGGATTTTCAGGAGAAATTAAATAAAGTAATAAAAACTTTAAATGCGTCAAAGAAAAAAGATGAAGAGAAAGTTAGCCTGGATAATTTAAGTGTTATTGAAGAGTCTAAACTAGAGCTCGTTTCTGCGGTGCGTTACTCTGCTCAGTATGTTCCTATGTTTACTCTGACGCTGGACAAAAAAGAAATTACCATGCCTAAAAATACGGTAATATTTCCATTTGCCAGCGATGAAACAGCTAAGTATTTAAATGAACAACAGCAAAAGTATAAAGATTCGTTGTTTCTGACTCGCTAATTAATAAAATTCATTACAAGGCCACCTTCTAATAGGTGGCTTTTTTATTTTCGGAGTGTATATGACGTGGAAAGACAGGCTTCAGGATGCGTCATTTCGAGGTGTGCCGTTTAAGGTTGAAGAAGAAAGTGCGGGAACCGGCCGTCGTGTGGAAACACACGAATATCCGAACCGCGACAAACCCTATACCGAAGATCTGGGAAAAGTCACTTTCCGCCCGTCCATCACGGCTTATGTGGTGGGAGATGACTGCTTTGACCAGCGCGATCGCCTGATTGACGCGC